GTCGGCGGGGCGGCCGAATTGGCATTTGCATTAAGAGGGACTTTGCAAAAGGAGATGGCCTTTGTCGTCCAATTGGCGGAGACTGTAAATCCAAATCAGTATGATAGTGGGATTAATCAAAAGATCAGCGAGCGATTTGGAGTTATTGTCGCTCTGGATAATGGGACGTCTGATCGGGACAAGACAGGATTGACCGCCTATGATTCTTTATTTGAGATTCGGGCGGAGTTGTTTAAAGCGTTACTCGGATGGCAGATCCCCGAAACAGAGGATCTTGTTTCTTATGGTGGGGGTCGTATCCTTGGAATTGATCGGGCGCGTTTTTGGTATCAATTTGAATTTGTGACCGGTACCAGGATCAACGATGAGGATGGTGTTGATTCTGGAGTGGAGGATCTTGTAGATTTTGATACCATATATGCTCAATGGGTTTTATCACCAAGCGCAAATTTGCCGGTGACCGGAGTGCCAGTCGAGGCATTTGAATTGGACATGGAATCGATTGTTGACTTCACATCCAATCCCGATGTTGATGGCTCCTTTGGGTTCGGCTTTGGATTAGGATTCGATACATATAAACCTTGATAAAAAAGGAGAAAGGATATGAAGGGAGACACCGCATTTTTGGTACCGCTGAAAGGCCTTCTTATTCGTGATCCGATGTCGTATGAGCCTTTGCCCGCAAAGGGGATGCTAAAGCCGATGAGGGGAAAGGAAGGTCGATATTGGAGAAGGCGTATCAGAGATGGATCTGTCAGCGTCGGCAAACCCGCTAAATCCGCTAAGCGCGTGAGTGCGGAAAGAGCAAAATAAACAGCAAAGGAGGAATGAGTTATGGCAATTACATTTAACAATATTCCCACAACAGTGCGGACTCCTGGGGGGTATGTCGAGATCGATAATTCCAGGGCTCTTCAGGGATTACTTCAAAATCCGCACAAGGTTCTGATTATTGGTCAGAAGCTGGTGACTGGCACTGCTCCGTATGATACCCTCATGACGATTTCAAGGGATAATCTCGCAGACGGATTTTTTGGCACCGGTTCGCCATTGGCTCGGATGTGCAATGCTTTTAAGGAGAATAATGCCAACACCGAGATGCACGCCATGTGCATCGGATCGGGGGTTGCTGGCAACGCGGCATCGGGCGAGCTTGATATTTCGGGGATGCTGGTCGCTGATGCGGTGTCTAATGATCACACTTGGTATTTGATGATCAATGGATATGAATTGCAGGTTCCTATTTATAGCAATGACTCCGGTCAGAAGATCGCAAGCAAATTGGTTTCCATGATTGAGAGCACATCCGCATTGCCTGTTGGTGCTACTCAAACAGCCGCCACCAGTTTGGGATTGGTCGGCGTCAGTGCTGTGATGTCTGGGACTCTGGGTAATTATATCAACATCCGCGAAAATTATTATGATTATCAGACAATTCCGAGTTGCTTTTCTGGATTGCCCTTGACATCTCATGGGGTCAGTCTATTGACGGGTGGGACGACAGATCCGAGCCTCGATGATGTATGGGCGGTGATTGATAATGAGCAGTATCATTATATCATCCAGCCTTTCATTGATGCGGCTAATCTGACATCACTCGAGGATGAACTGGATGATCGATTTTTACCTCTTGAGGATCTTCAGGGGCATGGATTTACATCCGTGCGGGGAACCCAAGCCAGTTGTACGACCCTTGGTAATAGTCGGAATAATCAGCATAATACGATTCTCGGGGTTAATGATTCTCCAATCTGCCCTGAAGAGTGGGGGGCGGCTCTGGGCGCTGTTGCTTCATGGAATCTGAATATTGATCCGGCGAGACCCCTTCATTTTTTGGAGCTACAAGGGATATTGCCTCCGCCTGTCGATGGTAGATTCACCAGGGCCGAAAGGGACACCCTTTTGTATGATGGGATTGCGACATACATCGTGGACTCGGGGGGTAACACTCTGATTGAGCGATGCGTCACGACCTATCAAGAAAATGCGCTTGGTATCCCTGATCCCAGTTATCTGGATGTCCAGACGCTTGCGACATTGAGCGAGATCCGGTTTCAATACAAGGCTCGGATGATAAGCCGATTTATTATTCCCAGATTCAAATTGGCAGATGATACATTTCCGGTACAGCCCGGATCGAAAGTGGCGAGACCAAAAGATGTCAGGCAGGAAACCATTGCCCTTTTCTCCCTATTGAGAGACAAGGGATTGATCGAGAATCTTGAAGAGTTTATTGACAATCTGGTGGTTGAGAGAAATATCGCAGATCCAAATCGGGTGGACGTTCTGTTGCCGCCTGATCTGATTAATCAGTTCAGGATTCTGGCGGCACAGATCCAGTTCATTTTGTAATCGGAATCTGAATTTAAATAATTTATCAAAGACAGAATTCGGCAACTTATTAGGAGGCCCACTGTCCGCGAGGATCTTTCGCAGGCACTGGGTCTTTTAATTGATAAAAGGAGGAATGCGTTATGGCAAGGATTACAGGAAGAGTTGAGGTTCTGGTAAATGGGGAGACCCTTTTAAACAAAGCCGGTGCTGTTGCCAGCGGCATCGGGATTTCAGGGGCTCCGAATTTTGAATTGGAATCCGTAATGGGTGATACCGGTATTCATGGATACAAGGAGAATCCGATTGTCGCCAAATTGGAGGTCACCGTCACAGATCGGGATGATGTTTCCTTGAGCGATATCGCATCGATCAGGGAGAATGGAACTGTGATTTTTCGCTCGGCCGGAGGCGGTAAGGTTTACACCATGGAAGGCGCAACCTGCCTGCGGAATTTTTCTGTGACGGGTGGAGAGGGGGAAACCCCCTTGGTCTTTGAAGGTCCTTATTGGACTGAGACCACCAGTGCATCTTAAAATTAAGAAAGGGTATAATTTCAAATGAGAGATGAAAAAACGATGGATCAAATTGTAAAATTGGAACATTCAATCCCGATCCCCAAAGAAGGAGGCGGGACCGTCAATGTATCCGAATTGAGATTTGGTCGATTAAAAGCGAAGCATTTAAGATCGCTTCCCGAGAACTTTATGGAAAGGGGTGGCAATCTTGAGCCGCAGGATGTGATCCCATTGATTGCCAGTCTTGCTGACATTCCGGTGGATTCTGCCGATGAGATTGATATCGATGATCTGTTAAAAGTTGCCGCGAAGCTTGAATCTTTTTTCGGGGCATCCCTCAAGACTGGAAAGAAGTAGTCTGGGGGGTAGCGTATATTTTTAAGATCCCTCCATCAGAGATCTGGGAAATGGAAGTGGGAGATCTATTATTTTGGTTTGCGGGGATCGAAAAAGTTAAATCATGGATGGAGCGTTAAATGGCGCAGACATTTGATCTTTCTGTTATATTCAGGGTTCTTGATAAGGCCTCCGGACCGGTCAAAAAGATTGGCAATTCTTTAAAGGGATTGGTCAAGCCGCTCAATGATGTCAATCAGTCTTTCAAAAAATTGGGAAAGACCGTCCAGGGCGCCGGCAAGAAGATGAAGGACGCCGGCAAAAATATGTCATTAAAAATGACATTACCCCTTGCGGGATTTGGCGCATTGGCGATCAGGACGGCGACGACCTTTCAAGCATCTATGAATATGGTCGGAGCGGTTACAAAGGCAACGGGATCGGAATTTAAAACTCTTGAGAAGCTGGCTAAGGATCTGGGAGCGACTACTCAATTCAGTGCATCACAAGCCGCAGAGGCGATGGTCTTTTTAGGATTGGCGGGCCAAAAGACAGGGGAGATTATTGGATCAATGCCCAAAGTTCTTGAGCTTGCCGCATCCGCTCAATTGGACTTGGCATCGGCCGCAAATATTGTAACAGGAGTTATGGCCGGATTTCAATTGCAGACCGAGGATCTTACAAGAGTAAATGATGTTTTGGTAAATGCTTTTACTGGAGCCAAAGTCGATCTCCTTCAAATGGGAGAAGCATTTAGAAAGGTCGGTCCGATGGCCAAGAAGTCTGGATTGGATCTTGAAACTACCGCCGCAATTTTTGGTAAATTGGGAGAGGTCAATATTGCAGGGACTGAAGCTGGTACCGGATTAAAAAGAGTTCTCGTGAGCCTGCAAAATCCATCCAGGCAAGCCGCAAAAGCGATGGCAGAGTTAGGGGTCAAGGTCTTTAAGATGAAAGATGGAAAACCCGTCTTGCGGGATATCCTCGATATTGTGGATGAGTTTGAGAAATCCGGCGCTGGCGTTGAAGAGCTGTCTACGATTCTGGGACAGTTTGGCGGGCCGATCATGATCGGATTACTTTCAAAGGGAAAAGTCAATTTAAGAAAATTCCGAGAGGAGCTAAAAGAGACGGGATCAGCAGTGCGAATTTCCGAAGCCCAGATGAAGGGGTTACCCGGAGCGATGAAGCTCCTTGCATCGGCATTTGAGGCCTTTCAATTGGCTCTTATCGGGACTGCGGTTACCCTTGATAAGATTATCAGGGGCATTGCCGGACTTTTTCAATGGCTATCGGAAGTCAATCCGACCATTTTAAAAATAGGAGTAGGCATCGCTATTTTGGTGGCAGCCATCGGACCTTTGGTTATAGGGCTTGGATTTGTGGCATCTGGGATCGGGGCGATAATGGCTCTTGGCGCTCCGGTGGTTGCGACCATTGCCGCTATATCCGCCGCTATGGTTGGACTGGGATCATTGGCCGCATCGGTATGGGCAAACTGGGAACCATTTAGACAATTGGCTCTTGATATCGGGGAGGCATGGATGACGGCTTTTGGCATGATGATTGATATGGCCAAAGGACCATTGAGGGTTTTGGGAAAGGTCTTTTCATTTCTTGATCGATCCAAAGCAGAAAAGGATCTGGCCACGGTAGCAGATCCCCTTGCGGATCGGGCAAAGGATTTTATCCTTG